TATTCAATCACCAATTAATACTGGACTCTCAACTAGTGTTACAACTGGAACTGACTTTATTACAATGGCAGGTATCTCCTCGTTCTTCTCTGGAGATATTATTGAAATTAATGATGAGTTCATGAAAATTGACACGATTGGAATCGGTGGCACAAATATTGTTCTTGTAAAGAGAGCTCAACTTAATTCTACTCTTGCAAATCATGGGATTGGATCTACAATTACAAAGTATGTTGGTAATTATCAAATTGTTAAAGACACTATCAACTTTACTGATCCACCTAAGGGATCAAAAGGACCGACTGGTTTGACCACAACATCTACTTTTACAGCTAGAGCGTTTGCTAGAACTGGTATTCCAAACGGTAATCAAGATACTTATAAAAATAATCATGTTTTTGACACCATTGAAAATCAATTTACAGGTATTGCATCTTCATTTATTCTTAAGTCTGAGGGTCAAAACGTAACTGGATTTGCAACCAATAGTGGCATTATTCTTGTTAATGAAATTTTTCAAAATCCGGATTCTCCAGATGATTATATTATTACTGAAACTGCGGGTATTTCTTCAATTCGTTTCACTGGAGCTGGTGTATCTGTAAGTTATGATGTGAATGTTTCTTCTATTCCCAGAGGTGGAATTATTGTATCTGTTGCGGAGACAAATTCATTTGGTTATCAACCTCTAGTCTCTGCAGGAGGCACTGCGATCGTATCAACTGCTGGAACCATCTCTTCTGTCTCAATTGGTAATAGTGGTTCTGGTTATAGAGTTGGTGTTCAAACTAATATTCTTGTTAAAGCAATTACAAGTTCTGGAATCGTCACCATTGGTCGTGCAAATGTGACCGCAGGCATCGTGACCTCAGTGACAATCACCAATCCTGGTTCTGGATTTACTTCCACAAATCCACCAACATTAGTATTTGAAAATCCATTAAATTATGAAAACATTAAATTAGTTGGTAGCCCAACTGGTGTCGGTGCCTCTGTCTCTGTTATTGTTGGACTTGCAAAGAGTGTAATCAGTTTTAACATCACAAACTATGGTCGTAATTTTAAGATCGGAGACGTGTTATCAGTCGAAACTGGTGGTCAAGCTGGTGTGCCAACTGATGCATCAGTTGGAGCTGCATTCACTTCATTCAGATTAACGGTTACTGAAACTTTTAATGATAGTTTCTCAGGTTGGACATTTGGTGAACTTGAAAAACTAAACACATTTGAAGATTTATTTGATGGTGTAAGAAAAATATTTAATCTTACTAAGACAGTTGGTGCCACAGCCACACCAATTACACTCAGATCTGCAAAAGGGTCTCCAATTAAAATTGAAGATAACATGTTGATATTTGTTAATGATATTCTTCAGATCCCAACAGAAAGTTATCAATTAATTGGTGGATCACAGATTACTTTCTCTGAAGCCCCTAAATCTGGAGATAAAGTAAGAATTTATTTCTATCGTGGATCTAATAATGATGTTATTGATGTTGATGTTCTTGAAACAGTTAAACCAGGTGATAAACTCACAATTAACTCATATCCAGAACTTGGATTAACTGATGGTTATCAGGAATTACCTAGAACGATTTCAGGTATTACAACCACTGATACAGTAACAACCAGCACTTATGTTGATATTGGAATTACAACAGATAGAACTCTTTTAAGACCGGTCACTTGGAAAAAACAAGTATCTGATTTAATTATTGGAAATTTTGATGTTACTAAAGATAGAATAGAATTAGAAGCCGGAATTAGACCGACATCATTTATTATTAATAGTGTTGGCGCCGCTTCGACAGAAATATTTGTTGATACCGCAGTTCCCTTATTTAACGAAATCGATGATACAACTGAAGTTAAACAGTCTGTTTTGATTCTAGATCAAACCACAAAAACTGGAGTTGCTGCAACCGCATTAGTATCTGCCGCAGGAACAATCTCAAGTATTATTATTTCTGGTGGTGGAGCAGGGTTCACCACAACTCCTTTAGTTTCAATTGGTGTCACTGCTGGTATTGGAACCATACATGCAGGTGTAGGTATTACGATGAATACTAATGCGACTGGTGTTGCAGTAATTTCTGGGCTCGGAACAGTTTCCTCTGTGACCATCATTAATGCTGGTGCAGGATACACTAACACAAATCCACCAATTGTCATGATTGAACCAGAAGCTCAAACTGATGAAACTTTAACCAGCATCAAGTATGAAGGAGACTCTGGCATCATCACAGGAATTGGCACAACTTCAGTGGTTGGTATTGCAACAACAGGTTTAACTTTTGATCTGTTTATCCCCTTGGACTCTCCACTGAGAAGTTCCTCCACGATGACCGCTCCAATTACTTCGAGCGGAATTAAGACAGATTATTATTTTACTGTGTTTGATTCAAATGTTGGTTCAGGATTAACATCCTACGCCACCGCCACTGGAATTACAACAGTTGGCATAGGAACCTCATTTATTGATAATATTTACAGAGTAAGAAGTGTTCAAACCGTAACAGGAGATGCAGTTGGAGTTGGTTCTACAACACTTATTAGAGTTACTGTTAGTGTAAGTTCCACAGCCGGAGTTAGCATTGGATCTAGCACGTTTTTTGGAAGATATTCCTGGGGGCGCCTCCACGATTTTGTCAAAGAGGGAACGGGATCTTTTACTGTTATTAACACTGATGGTGTGACTGGTATTCTAACTGGGCCAGTCATTATTAGAACTAGAGATCTCAAAGAGGTCTACATCTAAACATAAATAAAACAAAAAGTATTTCAAATGTCAGCAATTATAACTGATCAACTTCGTATTGTTAATTCTGATAATTTTGTAGCTGGTGTCGCTTCGACTTCCAATAGTTATTACTTGTTCATCGGACTGCCAAACGCTACAGAATTTCAAAGTGACTGGAATGAAAATTCTCCAGCACCTAAGGACTCTTTTAGTGAGGAGAATGATTATTGGGATACAATGATCGCATTAAAAAGAATTAATGCGGCTGATATTTCCAGAGTGGTAAGGAAGATTACATGGACTTCTGGCACAACGTATGAGATGTATCGACATGATTATTCTCGATCTAATCTTTCTCCACAAACAAGTTCAACAAACTTATATGACACTAATTTTTATGTAATGAACTCTGATTATAGAGTTTATATTTGTCTTCAAAATGGAACAAATCCAGAAAACGTAAGTGGAAGACCATCTTTAGATGAGCCTTTGTTTACAGATTTAGAACCAAGATCTGCAGGGGGTTCTGGTGATGGTTATATTTGGAAATATTTGTTTACTATCAAACCAAATGATCTTGTAAAATTTGACTCAACAAGTTTTATTCCTGTACCTCAAGATTGGACAACAAACACCGATGTTGCAGCCGTAAGAAACAATGCCTCTACTAGTGGACAACTCAAAATAGTTACCATTAAAAACAGAGGGGTTGGTTATGGAACTGCAACAACATACAACAACGTGCCCATTAAAGGAGATGGTGATGGTGGAAAATGTTCGGTTGTTGTGAATGCTGCGGGTAAAATTGATTCTGTAGAGGTTACTAGTGGTGGATCAAATTATACGTTTGGAACAGTTATTCTTGATGATGTTGGATTAACAAACGCATCTGGTTCAACCGACGCAGCATTTAATGTTATTATCCCTCCTCAAGATGGTCATGGTGCGAACATTTACAGAGAGTTAGGCGCATATAAGGTTTTAATTTATTCTCGTTTAGAAAATGATGTAACGAATCCAGATTTTATCACTGGTAATCAATTTGCGAGAATTGGTATTGTTAAAAATCCCTATGCATACGGATCAAGTAGTAAATTAACTCTTTCTAGAGCCAGCGCTACATATGCATTAAGATTAACTGGTGCTGGTGTGACTCAAACAACATTCACTGCAGATGCTGATGTTACTCAAACAATTGGCATTGGATCTACTGCAATTGGAAGAGTTATAAGTTGGGACTCAACAACTGGTGTTCTTAAATATTGGCAAGATAGAAGAGTAGCAGGTTTTAATACAGATGGAACTGCAAATACTTCACCTACATATGGGTTTAAGTTATTCCGTTTTACTGCAGAACCCACAACTGGTGCTGGAACCACTGTCTTTGGTGGATCTTCTAATTTGACGATTGATACAAACTTTGGAACTGCTGTTGCCCCTGGTCTCTCAACCTCAATAAATAATAGGACATATAACTTAGGAATGAGTTTTGTAAAAGGTGTTGCAAATCCAGAAGTTGCTAAGTATAGTGGTGAAATTATCTATGTCGATAACAGAGCATCAGTGACTCGCAGTTCGCAACAAAGAGAAGACATTAAAATCGTATTGGAATTCTAAAAAACCATGCCACAGGAAACTAACCTCAACGTCAGCCCATATTTTGACGATTTTGATAAAAATAAAAATTATCAAAAGGTTCTTTTTAAACCTGGGGTTCCAGTTCAAGCTAGAGAACTATCAACTCTTCAATCTATTCTACAGAATCAGATTGAACAGTTTGGATTTCATTTTTTTAAAGAGGGTGCTAAAGTAATCCCTGGAAACTTAACTTACAATGACGATTTTAAGTGTGTTGAAATTGAACCAACATATTTGTCAATACCAGTATCTTTGTATCTTGATAAACTTGAGGGTATTAAAATAACCGGTCAAAGATCTGGAGTAACCGCAACTATTATCAAAGTCATCACCGCGCAAGAATCATCGAGAGGTAATATCACACTTTATCTAAATTATGAAAGATCAGGTGCTGCGGATTTTGCTCAAGAAACATTTTTGGATGGTGAGGGTTTACTCACAAATGTGGATATTATTTACGGATCAAATGTAATTGCTGCGAGTGAAACTTTTGCGATAACAATATCTTCAAGAGCTAATTCCATTGGTTCAGCAATGTCTGTTGGAGAGGGTGTTTATTTTGTAAGAGGAAATTTTGTTCAAGTTCAAAGTGA